TGCTTTGGCGCGGTTCATAAGGTTGCCCACCTCTAGCCCGTAAAGGGGTCTATAAGCCCCGTAGAGCCCCTCTGAGTAGGCTGACATACCTAACCTATGGGTATGACCACAAACCACGCTCTTACCGGCCTTTTTGGCAAGATTTAGGGCAGTCTGTCCAGCGTTAGGATTCATGTTGCCTTCATCGCCATGAGCCAAGATCCAGCCCTTTTCAAATTCATAAAATTGCTTATGGAAATTTATACCTAAATCATCGAACTGCATGAATTTGGCGTATTGCAATTCAGGTAGGCTGATTAAGCCCGGAACTTTTAATAAGGTGTTGTAAAGTCTATCTGTGTGATTTGATCTAATTATGTGAGCTTCTTTGGAATGCTCAGTTAAAGCCCAAAGAATATCTTGAGTCGCCTTGCGATCATCGTCAAGGGTCTGCTGATAAGCCAAAGGTGTTTTCTCAGCCCATCGGCTAATAGTTTGAAAATCGATTTCATCGCCAACGCAAAGGACACTATCAAACCTCTCTCGCTTGGCTAACTTAATTACATTCTTTACAGCTACTTCATGGTGGTATGGGATTTGTAAATCCGAGATAACCAAGTATCGCTTAATCTTCATCCTCATCTGGAGTTGGAATAGTTGGGATTATTCCTTGATCGCCTACGATCCAGTCCGGCATTGATTCAGGATTATCCATTAAATAAAGTGCTACGCCCTCTGAGAAACCAGCCTTGCGTGCAGCTTTAAACATTTCATGTTTTGCAATATAAAACATATCTAATTTGCTTATTTCAGGGGTGTGGCGAACTCGACGACGATTTACCTTTTTTCGTGTTGTTCGCTTTCGTGTGTTCGCCATAACAGAAATTATCGCTTACTGATTAATGCAAACAGTTCATCAACACGCGCTTCTAGTCGTGAACTTCTATCATCTATTCGGTTAATAGCATCCTTGATTGAGCTGCCAGAATTAGGCCGGAGTTCGCTTAGGAAGCTTTTAATAACCCATCGTAGAGCCAGCAATAAAGCGGTTGCGATACTTATGACGCCAACGCCAAATGCGACTAATTCGTTTGGTGTCATGAAGCATTAATTCCGTAATCAGCTTCGCTCCCTGACTTTGGATCTAACGCTTTGGCAATAGGCGCAACAATCGCACCAAGCATAGTTGCATAGGCTGGATGAATGTCAGCCACTATTGCTAGAGCAACTGTAATTCCACTAGCTGCCACAGCTCTCAAATATGACTTAATTGCTGCTTTGTGTTTTTTGGTCAGTTTCATTAGTTACCTTTCAGTAGTGGGATGTCGAACTTTTTGCCATTTTGATTTGGTTTAAAAGAAATATGGATGTGCTTATGATGCGGGTTTATGCCTCTATATTTTTTAAATTTCCAAAGGGATCTAGCACTAGCAATTTTGCCAGCGTGGATCACATAATAAATACGCTTATCCTTTTTTGCTGCGAGTCGAACCTGATCTGCCAAATCGAAACTAAGCCCTTCTTGGTCAGATAGGCGAGCGTCAATGTCGATGGCACATACTTCACCCTGTTCATTTGGGTTGTGCTGACTGACTCTGGCTGAATGGCGAGCATCACCAATCCATCCATCAGCTGTGCGCTTGCGATCAGGGAAGCAGTCATTTACCTGATCCCTAAAAGTTTCAGCAGCTTTAGATAACCAAGGCTTCATTAGCCAAGTAGCAATTTAAGTTCATCAGCAGTTAAACCAAGACGATCTGCAATTGCTTGCTTGGTTGCTGCTTTTGATTCGGCATCAGCCAATCTCGTTGTTTCATTTTTAGCATCAATCTTAAATTGGGCAATTTCGTCAGCATTTGCATCTCTGACAATTTCTTCGCCAGTTTCGACATTAACGATCTTTACCTGTGGTTTATTTGTCATTTTATGATACTCCGTATAATAGAACTGATCCACCGCTGAATGTGGTAGATCCACCCAAATTAAAAACTAACTCATTTATTGCAGATGTTGTATTAATTGTTCCTGTGCCCAATACGCTTCGACTTGCAGCGCCTGATGTTCTGTAAGCAAAATGTGCAGCAAAATTTTTTCTTAAAGAAGTTGATGCATAATCATAAATCCATAAACTTGCTGTATTGATTGCACCAGTATTAACCGCTCCTGTGTTGCTATTAAACTGAAAATCAGCGGCTTGATAGGTTGAAACAGTTCCTGTTGAAGCACCCATATCCCAAGAATTAAATTCAGCAATTGAAGAATTATTAAACTTGCAATAAAAATAATAATTTGCACTTGATGTTATATTTGCGACTACCACCAATAAATGTTTGTAAGTCGCTGCTATTGATGAAAGAGATACCGATGTGCCAGATAAAGTTGTAGTGCTAATTAAAGTCATTCCACCCGCTGGTGGTATTGCAGCCCATTTAACGCCATTAGTCGCACCTGAATCTGCTGTTAAAACATGGTCGTTAGTTCCAACCGCTAATCTAGCAACTGCATCTGCTCCGCTTGCGACAATTAAATCGCCTTTAGCATCAACAATAGTTTTATTAATTGCTGCACCGGCATTAGTAAATACTGTGCTATCGATTGCAGTTCCAAGTGATCTAATCGCTGCTGCACCGTCTTTAACTAAATTAGTGTCATCGGGTGTAGTCCAGTTATAATTCGTGGTTACGGCCATTATTCTCCTATACTCAGGCTACGATTGTAGCGTATTCCCATGTCAAAGTTGGATCTATTGTTTGCCATGTTTCGGTTATTGGTGTGGTATTCCAACGCATCGCCACTTGGCTAAATGCAACTGGGGAAACATTGATTGTAAGAAACAGTTCATTGAACCGAGTGCTCCATGACCAGCCCTCAACATAACCTTCAAAATCTCCACCGGATATTTGGCTCGGCAGGTTTTGAATATGAACTGGCATTCCCATAAATACAGCTAAAAGATCATCCCGATCTGCGTTATCTATTTCAGGGTTAGTAATTGGGAATGTGATCGATTGAAATGCTGGGATTGGATAAGCTCTTTGATCAATATATCGGTCGGCAATAGCCTGAGCATCGACAGCACCCTGAACCCTTGAGTTAATGCTTTCGGCTTTATAGCCATATAGCGCAATTGAAGCGGCATCTGTGGCAGTAACTTGTGAATTGTAATTGTTGCCATAATTTATGTAAATATCATTACGAACATCTGCTGAACGCATGATTGTAGATAAGCCAGCACCTAACGCATGGCGAGCATCTAGTTCAACATAACCATTAACTAAAAGATAATTCTGCCTATGGTCTGCATCTGCATAACCGATATTACCTTGATTGTCCTCATAAATGTAACCAAATGCTGAATTAGCAATATCTGAAATAACATTGTAAATCGTGTTAACAGTTTGAGATTGTGCGGTCATTGTGTAAAGACCAGGTTGATCTATTTCGCCAAGTCCTAGATTAACTGCATTAGCCCAAGTTTCGGTTGCATTGTAAGTTGCCCAAGTTGTAGCTGATGGCAAATCATTCCAAGTTCCAAGCAATACGCTGGAAAGGATTGTGTAAATTTGGTTGCCATCCTCATCTTGAGAAATGTTATCATCCCAGATTTCTTTGGCTAACTTAACTAATGAACCCATGACAATAAGAGTGTATTGAACAACTGTGGCAGCTGATCCGGTAGATCCCACCTCAACAGTCACATCGGTAATGTCGCCACCAAATAAACTTACATAAGATCCGGTTGAATCTTTTACCTGTAAGTCAAATGAATCATTAATATCAAAAGGTAAAGTTTGACCATTTAAAGCAATTAAGGTTATTGAGCAATAAGATGGTGATGGTTGTTGGTAGATATCTGTGCGACCTGCTTCATGCTGAATGTCGCTTATTGCTATGTCAGTATAATCAACCCCACCGACAGTTAGTTTCCAGTCTGGTGTAAAAACACTCATTGAAGTCTAATACCATTACCAGTAAATAATGGCACGCTTCGAGCAGCTGATTGATTAACAACCTTTGCAACAGCTCTTGCAGCACCTTCGCCATCAATTGCATTAACTGTAATGTTATTAATTTGACCCATACCGCCACCGCCAAAATTACCGGTTGAACTAGGTACTTTAGGTAATGCTGATCTGCCTGCTGATGGTGCTGGATTAGGTAATGAACCCACATTAACGCCTGGAATGATATTTACAACTCTAATTAACTCATTGGCTAAAGATACGACTAAGCCAATTGCCTCACGCAAGAATGTAATAAATCCTGAAATGATTCCAGATACAACACCGATTGCTCTGCCAAAAGATTCTGCATTTCTTTGAGTTTCGGTAAATCCTTGATTTAATCCACCTGCTCCAGTTAATCCTGCAATAAAAGCATTAAGGCTTGGAATGCCTGTTTCATTTAAGAATGTAATAAATCGCTCAACTGTTGGAAGTAATGCTGTGCCAAGTGATTCTTTAGCTTCATCAAATCCTACTTTTAAGCGATCAATCTTGCCTTGAAAAGTCTCAGCATTTGTAGCTGCTGCGCCACCATAAAGATCAGCAAGTTTCTGTTGAACCTCAGTAAATGTTAAAGTAGATAATTCAGCCTTTGATAAGCCAAGACCTAATCGACCAAGTGAAGTAACATTTCCATCCTGTGCTCTACCTAAAGCATTTGTGACAGTTTCTAAATCTTTACCTGATGCTTTGCTAATATCTAAAGCAAGGGTTAATAACTTTTGGGCTTGTTCTGTATCTTTTGTAGATACTGCCAATCTCTGTAATGCCGGTCTTAATTGATCATCGGCAACACCAGTTGCAAGGCTTGTTTGAAGGATCATGTCCTCAGTTGCCGCTATTTGGGCATCAGTAGCCCCTGTGGCCTGTCTTAGGGCATTGGCTAACCTTAACTGTGCCTGCTCATCCTCTATTGCAGCCTTGACCCCATCAACGGCTAATTTGCTAGCATAGGCAACGGCAGCAGCAGCAGCTACGGCAAATGCAGCAGCAGCCTTCTTTCCAAATTCACTTATTTTGCTTGAGTTAGTTTCAACAGCCTTGTCGGCTTCGCCTAACTTCTTTTTTAGATCATCGACATCGGCGAGGATTGATAACTTTAAAGTTCTATTACCGGTTGCCATTAGATCCATTCCTTAATGATGCGATTGAAACTTTCTTCCCATTTGTTAATCAATTCAGGCTGAATTCTGCGAAGGGTTGGATAAATGAACCATCCGCGAGATCCACGACCTGACCGCCCAGAATATGCAGGGAACTGTTTGAATTTATTTGAACCAAACTCAATG